ACTAAGACATGGACTATACAGGTTGGGGATTCTGCCGAAGCCTGGGCAAAATCTATCGGTAAGCTTATTGCTGGTAAGTACGCTGCTGATACTCTCGTACTCGACTTTAGTCAGTTACGCCCTGCTGGGGAAAGGCTAAAAGGTTATGGTTGGATTTCAAGTGGAGACACTGCTATATCAACTGCATATGTGGCTATTGCAACCATCCTCAATGGTCGTGCGGATAGTTTACTTACTAGGATGGATATTCTCGACATTATTAATCACCTTGGTACTATTCTTAGCAGTCGCCGTAGTGCAGAAATTGCTTTGTTTGACTACGGACAACCCGAATGGGAAGAATTTGCTGTAGCAAAAAAAGACTGGTGGTTGTACAACAATTCACATCGTCAACAGTCTAATAACTCACTAGTATTTAAAGAGAAACCACTAAAAGCTGACTTGCAAAAGATTTTTGATCTTATGTTAGAAGCAGGCGGATCAGAACCAGGATTTATAAATGAAGTTGAAGCCTTACGTCGTGCTCCTTGGTTCAAAGGTGCAAATCCCTGTGTGGAAATCCTACTCGGAAATAAATCATTTTGTAATCTTACAGAAACAGACATTGCTAAGTTCAAAGGCGACACTTCGGGACTTCACAATGCCATCAGGCTGGCAGCTCGTGCAAACTATCGTCAAACCTGTGTAAACTTGCAAGACGGGATTTTACAAGAGTCATGGCATTTAAACAATTACTTTATGCGTTTGTGCGGTGTAGGTTTAACAGGTATTGCTAAACGCCCTGATATGAACGGGTACGACTATGAGTATTTAAAACGTACTGCAACTGGTGCTGCTATTGGTATGGCTCAAGAACTAGACTTACCCTCACCTAAAAATATTACTTGTGTAAAGCCTTCAGGAACACTATCCAAGATTATGGATACTACCGAAGGAATTCACAAGCCACTAGGAAAGCATATTTTCAATAATGTACAATTTAGTAAATTTGACCCTGTTGTTGAAGTATTGCGCAATGCTAATTATAACGTTGTTAACCACCCCACTGATGATAGCGGTGTACTTATTACATTTCCTGTTGAGTGGATTGATGTGCCTTTCACTAAAGTTGACGGCAAAGAAGTCAACCTTGACACAGCAGTCGAACAACTCGAAAAATACAAGTTAATTCAAACTAGTTGGACTCAGCAAAATACTTCAGTAACAATTAGTTATGATCCAACAGAAGTCCCTGCAATCATTGATTGGTTGTTAGATAATTGGGATTGCTATGTAGGTGTTTCATTCATCTATCGTACTGATCCTACAAAAACAGCTAAAGATCTCGGATACCTCTACCTTCCTCAAGAAGTTGTAGACGAACAAACTTTCCGTAATTATGTTCATCAATTAAGTCCAGTAAGTCTAGAAAATGCCAATAGTTTTGATGAAATTATGGGCGAAGAATGTTCTACTGGCGCTTGCCCAATCAGGTAAAATATGGAAGTAACCAAAGACACAGTACTAAAGTTTGAATTTACTATTGAGGAAACAAACAATATTTTAGCAGGCTTACAAGAGTTAAGTGCTAAAATTTGTAATCCTTTAACTGTTAAGATTCAAAAGCAGGCAAACGAACAGTTGCCCAAAACAGAAACTCCTCAAGAAGAGATTCCTAAGAAGTAAACAACAAAAAAGCCCCTACAGATTGCTCTGTAGGGGCTTTTTCTTTAGTACGCAGGTTTTGGTTTTTTGCCAGGAACTTTTGGCATTTTTGCAGGGGGTTTTGGTTTAGTTGCCATAATTACTTTCTATAAAATATTAAAGAGGGGTATCTTCGTTGCTATCTTCATCGTCTACTTGATCTTCATCATGCATACTATGCAAGTTGCCAAACACATTAACTAACATATCACGGTAAGGTTGCTCAACCATATGTAGGTCTACTAAATAAACATCTAGATGATCAAGTCGTAACAACTCCGCATGGTACATAAATTGACCAAATGCCTCTAGTTCTTCACTGATATTTTCATTTGCATAGTTTTCAATTACTTGTGCTGCTACCATACGAGACATTTCGGGTACAATACCTTTTTCACTTAGTTTTACTAAGTGTAAGGCTTTACCTTCACGTTCTCGCATAATTTGGTTGCGTTTAGCAGTACTCCAAGAGTATCCACCATCTCCGCCCCATAGATCCCAAGCAACACGACCTTTGCTTGGAAAACCTTCTTCACCACTGTTAAATCCAGTAGCACGTTTATCAACTTCGTGTCGACTAAAAAATGAAAACATTCGCAGTACAGTTGAAGCTGTTAGTGGGTCACGATCCTTTAATTGATTTGCTCGTGCTAAACCAACTAGTGTACCGCCTGGTTTACCATCCGCTCGCCATTTAAGTGCACGACGAGCTGCACTTGCCATGCCTGATGTTGGTTTATACGTTTTTGCCATAATTATCTTCCAGTATTATAAAATTCACCGTGTAGCTCTACAGCCTTTTTATTGTATGCTGTAGAAGCTTCCTCAACTGTTTTGAAAGAGCCTAAAGATATTGTTTTTCCATTATATCGAATTTGTGCCCTGTAATTATTATTTAACTTATTAAAGTATACCCCCTTAACCTTAGTAGCACTGTCAATATGTGCTCTAGTATTGTAACTGTTTTGGGTATACGTAACTTCCCTTAAGTTATCTAATCTATTGTCGCTTCTAATTCCGTTTATATGGTCTATCGAATTAGTTGGCCAGTCTTGAAAACAGTAAAACCAAGCTAACCTGTGGGCTCTATATATTTTACTATTTATAGTTATACTAATATAATTGTCCTCTGTTATAGTGCCCGCTATACTACCTTTTACAGCCCTATTAGACCTAGTGTATTTCCAAGTAAATATACCCGAGTCTGGGTCATACTCTAATAATTCAATTAATTCTTTATGTGTAATCATTATATACCTTAATGCGTCTGTTGTAATATTATAACACAACAGACGCATTGGCGCAAGCTAAAATTTTACATGTGTAAATTTTAATTTTTCAATTTTTGTACGCAATAATTATAGATTTACACATTTTAGATCTGACAATATCATCGTCCATAAATCGGACAACTTCAATATCTGGAATACGATCTAGTCGATGGATTGCGTCTGATAATCCACTATCTGGAATATCTGCCTGATCCACGTCGCCACTAATAATCATTTTACAGTTCTTACCAATACGCGATAGCAGCATTTTCATTTCTTCTTTTGTGGCATTTTGTGCTTCATCTAAGAGAACAATGCAATTGTCAAAAGTTGCACCACGCATAAAGCCCAGTGGTTTAGGCTCAATCGTTTTTGCTTTTAGTGCATACTCATAAAAGCCTTTTCCAAGACTACGAGTAAACACGCTATCAAAAGGCTCTAGATACGGAGCATATTTTTCCTCTAGTGTACCTGGTAAAAATCCTAGCCCACGTCCTGTTTCTACGTTGGGTCTAGTCAGAATAATTTTCTGAATACGTCTATGAAAGAGTTCTCCCGCAGCATAAGTTGCTGCTACATACGTCTTACCTGTTCCAGCACTTCCTACACCAAATACAATTTGATTAGATTGAATTGCTCTTAAGTATTCCGCTTGTATAAAGTTTAATGGTTTTACATCTGTAAATCCATACTCTATTGGGTTGCGTTCCAACTGTATTACGTTGTCACGTCTTGCTCTTTTACCACTTGCCATAAACTTCCTTGTAAGGTTGATAAAATCGGTCCAGTAAGTATATTATACCAGACCTAGAGATGTCTGTCAAATATAAATTTACTTTTTCTTGGCGTCTTCAATCTTTGTGCCTTCAAGTTTTTTGTGCACTTTGATAGTTTTACACTCTTGTTGAGGTTTGCCGGCTTTATCTAGCACAAGTTTACCAGCTTTGTCTGTTTTGTCTTTGCAGACTTTTTTAGTTTCTGCTTCAGCAAATGCTGACATAAGTGCAAAACTAGCAATAACGGCTACAATAAATTTTTTCATTTAATTTCCTTAGTTGATGCAAACTTTTCGCTTGCTGTAAATCCTAATCCTGCAATTACAATAAACATCATAGAGTCAAATAGTTTTGTGTCTATAGTGTGACCAAGTATCATTGCTATAAAAGCAGCGGCACATAGTAAAAATGCTAAAAACGTAATTACTCGCTTACTGCTAACAGTGGGGTCACTAGATAGCATAGTATTTAAACTTGTCATTTAAATCTCCGGATGCGGTGCCTGAACAGGAGCAGGTTTACCATTAATATAAATAATATTAGTGGCAGGAGCCGCGCTAGTTCCGTTAAATCCCGCAGTTGTTGAAAACCCAGGTGAAAATGTTGGTTCTATTTTAACTGGATTAGCTTTAGCATAAGTATTTGAATTTTCTTGTGCTTGCTTAATCATATCGCGTTTCATTTCCATTTCTTCTTTGCTACCACCAGCTAACATAATTCCACTCAATGTACCTGTTAAGAAAGTAGCAATTGGAATAATCATCTCAAAAAACTTTTGATCGATTGGGCTAATAGCGTTTAGCGGCTGAGTAATGAAAATAATAGAGTACAGTACAACAAACACAATACCAGTTAATGTAAGGGCCAAACAAATGCCAATAAAGAATTTTAGGCGCGCCATTAACTGATCTTCAGTATAAATAATTGTGTTACTTTCCACAGGTAGCTCCTTGTGTTTGTTGCGGTGTGCAAGCACCTGTTGGTGCAAACGATTGATTAATTGTTTGAGTTTGTCCATCTTTGGGAGGTCCTAATCTTGGATCACGTTGACCTTTAAAAATGTGTTCTGGACACGTTCTGGTAACATCACATACGGGTACTTTGCAGTAATCTTTGTCCCAGTTTGCAGGATCTTGACAAGGATAGCGAAAGCTATCTTTACCAAAAAATGCCAATGCCACAGGTATTGTAAGCAAAATTATTGCCCACTTAAATAGTTTTAAATCATTGTGCATTTATAGCCCTACTTTTCCTAGTAATAAATTAACAATTTTATCTGATAGATCGTCTGGTAAGAATTTTAAAAAACCTAAAGCATAGAGTGCTACGCAACCATAAACAAATATCTTAAAGCACAAATCCGCTGTTTTTTGATATTCGTTCATTAGTGGCCACACCTATTACCTGTTTGACAGTATTGCATTAGTTCGTAACCGCCAACAAACATCAAAAATAAAACAAATCCAACTACGCCAATTATCATAGCCCATTCATTTAGTTCTTCTTCTTTTTGTTTACGTGCTCGTTCTTGAGCATTAAAAAGTCTTATTTCATTAGCATCATCTGCATCCATCTCTGCTTGACGAGCTTTAATCTTGTTCCAAACGTCAATTTTGCCTGTTTGCATAAACAACATTTTAAGTTCTTCTTCAAATGCTCTGGCCTGCTCTAGTGCCATCTCGATCTGAAGTGCAGTGCCCATGTTGTTGCCTTTTTTACTACTTTTAGCTTCCATTAAAGCTTTAGTAGCTGTGCTTTTAGCATCAAACATTTTGCCAATCATTGGGGCCAATGACCCTAAATCGTTAGCAACTGCGCTTGCTTTCTTAACCATTGAAATGGCGGACTGTATCCCCGCTAGTGCGGTTATCGGATCTATCATATTACCTCCTATTGGCGTTTCTTACGCCATTCTAAACAAATTACTTTTCGATTGTATACGTCTCCAGTCCATGCCCACCTAACACATTCGTATTGGTCAGGTTTGGCATAACTTAATGTTAATGAAATTAATAAAATGCTAATCATTTTATTAGTTGGTTATATTAAAGGATAAATTAGGATGATCGGGATAGGCTACAATTACTTCGCCTTCTGGGCACTTATATTTAATATTAGCCATTAATGTGGCAGTACCTGGCGCAACTTTAGTAAAATTAGGTAATGTTATACGATAACTAAATTTATCAATTTTGTTTGAAGCTGGACCGGAAAATACACTAACAGAGCTTTTGGCAGTATGTACTTGAAACGCAGAGTCTTTTACTTCTAATTTAAACTCTTTAACTTCGCAATCATCCCTGTGTTTCTCTCTCGCCACAATTACTGCAAACTCACTATTAGCCGGTCCTGATTCAATTTTAAAATATTCTCCGTGCCAAGTCAAAATAGGTTGCACAGGCTTTAGTTTATCCCACAAAGTATATCCACCACCTACTAATGCTAGACTGGCAGTAATGGCAGCTATACCTTTGGTAATTATTTCTAGGCTTATTTTCATTTAAGCCCCTAGTACATGCTTGGCATGTTCATAGTGTTTTTTACGATCTTCTAGGCCGATTGTGCCGCCATTGATGCGTTTGGTTAGTGTAAGGATATCGTCTTTATCCGCCCACTGATTTAAGTTGTTTGTTTCCCAGAACCAACAAGCTGACTGCGCTGCACCTTCAAAAGTTTCCATATACTGTGAAGCTTCTTCGGGTGTGATTTGTAGTGAGGCTGCAAACCAAAAATAGTTGTCTTTGCCAGTGAGTTGAATAAGCCCACGACCGCAGTAACGATACCCGTCACCTGTTTCAGGACCACCATTGCCCATACGATTAGCATAAACTAAATTGGCAATTGCTTCTGGCTTGTTTGCATACTGTGCTGCCATTTCGTCTGTGGGAAAGTATTTGCCAAAAATCTTGCGTAGAGTAACAGCACGATAGTTTAAATTTTCTTTGATGGCTCGGAATCCGCCTGATTCATGTGCACATTGTGCTAAAAACGCTGCCATGCGTCGTGGAGTATTGATTTCGTAGTCCGGTAGTAGTTGTACTAGTGCACGATGCCAGTGTTCAATATAAGGATTTTTCTCAACAATTTGTTTTAACTGATCTAGTCGTAATTCCATTACTTTAACATTAGGACAAGGTTCTTGTACTAGCGTACCTGGAGCTTGTGGAAATTTTGCTGTAACTGGCACAGTTGTAGAACAAGCACTAAGTAGGAAAACTAGTGCAATTGCTAAAGATTTCATTTTGGTGCCTCCGCTGCACTATTATGTATTGTAACAAACTCTTTGGGAATCACACAGTTAACATCATGTTTAACCACTTCACGATCTACGTACTTTACAATATCTTTGCCACGTTCACGGATTACTTGAGTTTTTACTACTGTTTTTTCCACAATATCGGTGTTAATTGTTGCACTTTGTGCTTCTGCTTGCGCAACTTTTGTTTCCAATTCTTTGACACGAGCTAACCATGCGTCGTTATTGCTTATAGCCCCAATCATAAAAATTGAGAATAGTGCTAGAGCAATGCTACCTGCTTGAATGAGTTCGCCATGCGGTAAAAACTTAAGAAACTTAACCGCTAAAAATGCTGCTAAGGATGCAAAGAATAGCACAAAAAATAGCCAATTGGGTAAAAACTGTAGTATCCACATATTAAGTCATATATTTAAGGTTATTCTGCAATCGCTCATTGTTTGGAGCAATCTCTAAGGCTTTCTTTGTAAGCTCAGCTGCTTCTGACTTTAGTCCTAAATTCCAAGCAGCAATACTTGCAAGATCGTACGGACGTTCTGTCCAGACTGTTGGGTCCATTGTGTACACTAGGGCTTTATCCTGAATGTTTAGTGCCGATTTAGCCGCACTATAACATTCTGTCCAGTTTTGGGTACTATAAGCAATTTGTGCTAATTCAACCCAAGGCTCTCGTGTACCAGGTGCTTCTGCTACCGCTAGTCGATACATTTTGATTGATTGTGGCAAGTTGCCGAGTTGAGAATAGCATTTGCCTAACAATCTATAAGCATAGCAACGCTCATTTTGCCAAGTGGCTTCTGGCATTGCTAAATATTTGTTTAAGTACTCAATAGCTTCTTTCCAGCGTGAATAAAAAGTTAGTTCACGTGCGTGATAAAAAGCATTACGAGGACAGTGTGGATCTTCTGCAATTGCCAGTTCTAAGAGTGGCATATATTGACCACGAGACTTAGTATTATCTGGTAAATGCGTGACCAACAACATATCCGTGTGAGCGTACTTTTCGTTAGTACGATTATCAGGTCTGGGATATTCATGCACTGGGTGATGCCAGTGGTATCCTGTGCGATGATGAATTTTTTCATAAAAGAAACTAATACCTTGACCCCAGTCAAATTTGTAACGCAATCTGGTAGTTTCTGGTTTCCATACTCGTTCAATTTCTTCACGCCAACCTGGTTCTAAGACTTCGTCTAAGTCTAAGCTAATGCAGACATCGTAGTCACCCGGAATTAAGTTAAGGGCTGTGTCACGAGCTTTGTCAAAACGCCAAGGACGTACCGAGATACTATATACTTCAGCACCGTACTTTTTGGCCTCTGCGACTGTATTGTCAGTAGAGCCTGTGTCTGCAATTAGGATTAGATCAGCATCTATAGCTGACTTGCAGAAACGTTCAACAAATTGTTCTTCGTTTTTACTGATAGCGTAAACTGCTATTTTCATTTGATTTAGTTAATAGGGTTAATGGGCCAAGTAACCTGATCTACAGGTGTATTTAGTGGATATTGATCTGTTAAATCACGAAGCTGTTGCTTGTAGTTTAACAAATTTGAAAATTCTTGCGGGTTTAGGGTAGTTAGTACACCACGAAGCTGTTCTTCTTGATGACGTTGTACTAGCCAGTCTGTATCATACAATCTAATAGTACGTTCAGTTTCTAGTGTTAGAACTGGTAGCGTTGTTTGGTGTAGTGCGGCAACTGTTTGTGCTAAAGTTTGTTCATTTTGCAGAAACCAAGCAATTTCTGCAGCAGTAATGCTGTTTTCAAAAATATTGTCCGACCTATGTACATGATAAATATCACGGTGTGGCTCAATAGATAGTAATTTTGTTGTTGTAAACGGATAAGCAGTATCTTGTAGAAACTTTGTTTCAGAATCCCAGTGATAATCTACTGAACCGCTTTTAATGTAAAAATTATAATTATAAAAATCAAGTGTAACAATCACTTTGTTATCCTTTATATTGAATGAATGCAACACCTATTTTAGGTGGGCTATGTTCGTATATGTAGCAAGATCCACTGTGTGAGTGAGACCAACCAAAATTACTGTGCAATGCACTAGGTCCGCCTGAATTAATTGTACGCGCATATCCGCTAGCGTGTGAGTGAGTTGGATAGGCTGTGCTTATTGATAGTGCCCCTGCTGGATCTGCTGCTATGATAACATTCCATTGGTTATTTGCATAGCCAATAATAAACCCACCTAAATTAGGGGTATTATTAGTTCCGTCGCACAATTTCCAAGTAACTGGTAATTGCGATAAATCTCCAACATACATTACAATTACATCAGTTTCGGGTACGGAGTGCTGTACTAGTTTCCATAAGTTTACAAGTTTACTGCTAATAGCAGATTGTGTAAAAGACACCGTTGCTGTGTGAGTATGTTCACCGCCGTAGCCCATATTATAGTTACGAAAATATGCTCCATAACTAATAGTACGGTATGCACTAGAGCCAGACGCATGATAGTGCCCACTGTCAGAAGTTACTACAGCTCCTGCAAAAGCATTTGCTGGTACACCAACAGTAGTACTTAAATCATTATTTGCACCTACTAAATAGGTGTTTGAAGCAGCAGTAAATGCAGTACTATTAGTTGCTGCAGTTTGTTTTACTACTAAGCTATTTAGTGGTAAATACCTGGTAGGTTTATTTGCTCGTAATAAGGTAATATTTTGTTTGTTTATTAAGTTATTTTCAATATAGTACGCACTACCATTAACTGAGTGTGAGTGAATAACACCACTACTGCCTGCAGGAGCAACAAACGGTGATCCTGTTGCAAAACTTAAGTTTTGCGGAACAGCACTGCCCGAGTGAGAACCTGCGCTGCTACTAAAAGCTGCTACAGCTCCGCCATTCACTTGAGCTGTTTTAAAACCAATTTGACCATTGCTTGTAGCACTGTACAAGCAATGTCCATCAGCATCAGCATATCTATCCCAATCACCATACCCTGGATTACTCCCATAAAAAGGAACTACAGAATCTTTGGGAAATTTTAAAGTATCTGGTATTGGTGCTACACCACCAGCAAAACCAAAAGATTTAGGTGGTCCTGATGAAATAGATAGTAATGGCATTTAACTTCCTTATGCAAAACGGGTCTGCGATACGGGCCACACCATCAACTTGATAACCTGAAGCAAAATAAGCATTAATACCGTTAGGTACAAATAAACTAACCGTAGTAGATTCACCTACGGCTAGTAATGAGTTTAATGTAGTGCTTGCATTCCCACGAACATTGATTGTAAAATTGTTTGTAGCTGTATTATACACCGAAATTGCCTGCGTGACAACATCAAAATTAGTTGTGCTTGAGGGTGCAGCACCTACAATGGTTACTGGTTCTTTTGTTGATTTAATTGTTTTGTTGGTCAAAGTTTGGCTACCACTAAGGGTAGCCAAAGTATTATATAGTTGAGGGTCTAAAGTATTTTGAACAATTAGGGTCATGTTATCTTTCGGTTGTGTATTGATTTTATACTAAGTTTACACATAGCCGGCTGCATAAACAAGCGCTCTTCCAACAGAGCCATTGGACCCTGCAGCGGTAGAAGTTCTAAAACTTGAAGCTCCCACAATAATAGTATTATTGCTTATGTCCAGCCCACCAGAACCTACTCTTTCGCTAGCAATGCCTCCAGTGGCCAAAGTTGATGCACTACTCCAAGTAGTACCGCTTCGAGTATATCGATATACTTGTCCAGAATTACTAACCCCTACTGTAGCCCAATCTGCAGCTGCTACTAAAATATTTGTTCCTAGTGCGACTTTGCCGCCAAGCCAGTAATCGGTTCCAGGACCAATTAGTTTTGTTTGTTGGGACCAAGTAGAGCCGCTTACTGTAAATACATAAACAGCTCCGGCATTCGATCCACCTGCATCATTAAATAGCGATCCGCAAGCAACAGTTGTGCCAGCTGGATCTATAGCTACACTTCTTCCAAAATTGTCATTAGCAGCACCATCACCGGCGGTTAGTTTTTGTTGTTGAGTCCAGGTAGTTCCGCTTCTAGTAAATACATATGCAGCACCTCTACTGCCGTTGTTTGATTTTGCTCCTACAATAATAGTATTACCTACTATTGCTACAGCCTCTGTACCAAAATTATCTCCAGAAACACCATCACTGGCAGTTAATTTTTGTTGTTGAGTCCAGATAGTTCCGCTTCTGGTAAATACATAGGCTGCCCCATTGCCTGCAGTTCCTGCCCCTACAACAATAGTGTCTCCAGAAATATCAACACCACTGCCAAAATTTACGTTTAGTGTAGGATCACTGGCAGTTAATTTTTGTTGTTGAGTCCATGTAGTACCACTTCTGGTAAATACGTATACAGCACCTGCTCCGCCTTGACCAGAAACAGTTAAGTTTTGTGCTCCCGCAACTATCGTGTCTCCGTCAATAGCAGCCGACCCTCCCCAGCCCAGTTGACTAGTTATTTCTGCAGGCCTAGTTAGAGTGGCTTGTGTTGTCCAGGTAGAACCAGCGCGGTTGAATACATATACTCTTCCTACATTGCTTGTATCTTCAAGAAAAGCACCTACTACAGCAGTATTTCCGCTTATTGATACACCTTGGCCAAAATAACCACTTACTGCTGTATTTTGGTTAGGAGATCTGAGATCTGTTTGTAGTGACACAGTGGACCAGTTAACAGTAAATTGAAGTGAAAAATTACTGGATGCAGACGCTAAGTTAACACCATCACTTGCTATAAATGTTAGGTTAAAAGTCCCTGAGTCTGAACCACTAGTACTAGGAGTAATTGTAAATACATTATTAGCTTGAGATACTGTAGCAACATTTCCAGGTGTTCCAGTATAGCTCCAAGTAACTGGTAAACCTTCTGGATCATTAGCTGCTAGAGTAATAACCGTAGCTACTCCTGTTGTTGATAAGGTATAGCTTGCATTAGGTCCACTAGTTATAGTAGGATTATTATTAATTAATGCAATATTATACCAACCAGTACCAGTCCATAGATATAACCTATTGTTTTCAGTTACATATGCCATAGAGCCAGCAGTGACGTTGGATAGTGGTAATAGTGAAAGTGTTGCGTATACAGTGGTGCCACCACCGGCTCCAGTAGTATTACCAGTGCCGCCTTTTGACGTTGGTATAACTCCCTCGGCACTAAGTACCGAGGCAAGTTTTGCTAAATAGCGTGCTTGACTCATATTTTACCTTTAAGTAATACTAGACTGAGTAGCCGTAGTAGTAGTTATATCAGTTACTGATATAGTTGGCACAGTACCGGTGTAGTAATTACCACTGCCCCAAGAGCTTGTGTCAGAAGTATAGTTTGGAGTTATTGCACTAAGAGTACGAGTGTCTGCTGTATAGGATAAAACACCTGCTGTTTTTCCAACTGGTGAAGTTGCTGTTTGCAGCACACCTACTAATAGACCAGTAGTACTTCCAGTAGGGATCATAAACAATTGTGTGCCTATAAGAGCAATATGAACCGGATCACTAAGGCTGCCAGATCTATAGGTCTTTGCTTGCCATGTGATTGTGGGAGTTGCTGTTTCAATTTTCATTATATTAAAATTACCTATACGGGCATAAAGATTATCAGAAGAATCAAACACTAATTCGTTAGAATTACCTACTGTAGCTCCATTTATACTACGGGCCCACTGTAGCGCTAAACTTGAATTTAGTTTCATTATGTTAGCAGGAACTGTGTAGCTGCTCGTATTGTATTCCCCGTATGTAACATATAGATTTTCAGATGAATCTAGTGCTATAGCACCTGGATAATTAAGGGTATTAGATTGATATATTTTATTAGCAAGTAGGTTAGTACCGTCTGAAACTTGAAATTTTTCAATATATATATAGTTTCCGTACGGTACGTAAGCGATATACAAACTAGTTCCTGCTGCATTACTGGTAATCAGTGACAGTTTATAATTGTAATTATTACTGTCTTTCCAATAATTGCCATTGGGTGTCCGAGGACGGTTCTTTGACCAAACAATAGATAAATCAGAAGTATTAATACACAGTAGAGCTAAGTGATCGTATGAATACTGTGATGATAAATCTATACTAACACCAATAAAAAGTCTTCCTGCTGTAACATTAATATGAGCTGTTTGTGCTCGTTGTGCAATGTTAGCTGCTGGTGTACTTGTGTCGTAGGATGCTTTAGATACAACCTCACCAGTAGACTTTAAAATCTTAACTACCATGGGATAGGTGCGCGAAGAGTTAGTTCGACTAACCGCATAAATATGCAAAGTGTCTTGCAATAAATAATATTTTGGAGGGTATGTAGTATACAAACTATCCACGTATCGTTTATGCCAAACTACGGTGTTTGTTTTATAATTGTATGCAACTATACCCGAATTGTTAACAGAGATATAGTAAATATCTGATGAGACCACACTACTTGAGTTAAGCCCATTATCGTTAAGTATATTAAATTCTATTGTTCCATAAAATATCACTACTACTGTAACTGAAAATGTACGGGGGATTTCTTGTAATTCAGTATCCACTGCCTCAATAATAAAACTATATGTTGTGTTAGAGGAAATTGTAACAGTACCAGACAATAGACCAGTACTTGACAAAGTAAGTCCTGGAGGCAACTGACTACCTGCCTGAACTGAAAATACATTAGCTCCTGTTGCTCCTAGTTGAACTGATACTGCTATACCAGACTCTATTGCTGATAGTGTACTACCAGTCACCCAAGTGGGAGTTGGGCTATAAGTTAGTCCGTTGACTGCAATAGCGGTGCCACCGTCTGGGTTTGTTACATAAACTATATAAGAGTTTGCAGACTGTGCGGGAACTTGACAATTTAGTATTGTTGTTCCAACTGGTGTTACACTAATAGCGGGTGCTCCTCCAATTATAACTTGGCAGCCTGTAACAAATCCAGTTCCTGTTATTTTAATGTACCCGCCACTTATTGAAACAGCAGTGTCATCTAAAACATTGTACTGGCTATTGGTTACCTGTACCTGGGTTATTTTAGGCCCACTTCCTCCGCTGGTAGTAGTCCAGGAACTTCCATTAGAAACCAGTACATTGCCTTCCGCTCCTGATGATGTAATTCCTGTGCCGCCCTTTGAGGCTGAAACTACACCTTGCGAGCTAACTCCAAGACCAAGCTTAGATAATTTTTCTGCTATACTCATAGTACCGCTTTCTTAAAAGTTAAATTGTGAGAATTGTTTGTTCTGCCCAACTTGTGCTATCTTTACCCTATCCAGTACTGTTGAGGGTCTGCTACAACAGAAACATTATCAGCAGAATTAAAAGAAGTTACACTAGCAAAATTAACAATGGGTAAAGAATTAGCTCCAAGTAAAACACTTGTAGAATCTCCAAGATTAAGTTTTTGAGTATCACCAGGCTGTAATACAAATACATTTGTTAAAACTTCAATAGACGTTAAATTAACAATGGGTAGGTCTTGAAATGTTGAGGTAATAGATTGAGTTTCGTTCAATACAACTAGGCCGTATCTATTTTCCAGTAAAGAAACTGTTTGTGTAAATCCATTTGATGTAAATGTAAGCGTCTTTTTAGCCGAAGTAGATATTAAAAAGCTCACACTAGCCGTTTTGTTAACAACGGTAAAATTGCCAGTTAACGATGCTCCGTTGATATCACTGGAGTTAACTCCTGTTATTGTATAAGGTACAAGAGTATTATCGGCAGTAGCTGCAGATGTAAAAGTAATTGTAAGTGTTTCTCCACTGGCAGCTGATTGACTATTGGCCGACAATCCATCAGGCA